TCATAATTCTGAGTTTGAAGTTAAGCAACCACAACTTACACCAAGACCCGTGAGCGCTGATGCACAAGCCTTGGAACATGCTTATCCAGCAAGAACAGAATTTCCAGTACAAGATTTTATATCTGTGACAGAAAATGGATTTGGAACTCCTTTTTTTAACTCAACTTCTTTTTCGGGGCAGCAACAACTTGCAAATATTCAAGTAGTTCAACCTGGACATAATTTGATAACTGGTGACTCTGTAAGATTTCAAGCTGTTAAAACAGTTATGCAAGGTGGTGGTTTAAATCCTGTATATGGTATTGGAGACATAGAACAAAGTGCAATTTTAACAAACGATATTACAGCAACAAGTACAACAATTAATATAACACCACAGAATAATAATTATAGCGTAAGTACAAATTTTCCTGGGACAGTTGCTTCTCCAGGATTCGTGGTCATTGAAAAAGTAAATGCAACAACAGGAAGATTTGAAAATGAAGTAATTTCATACACTGGAACAACATCAAATGGAACTACTGCAGGTTCTTTAACGGGATGTGTTCGAGGTACTTCTACTGTTTTTAGAGGTTTCACACCTCCTCCAACAACAGCTAATATTCATTTAGCAGGTGCTAAATTAAACGGTTCAAGACCTGTTACGGTTGGAACTGATAACCTTTTTACACCACCTATAACTTCTTTTGCCGCTCTTGCAAAAGTAGGAGCATGGGCAGTTAGTGATGAAGAAGTTATAGGTGGTGGTTTACAGTGTACATACGGTCCATTAAATGATAGAGCTTAATTATGGCATACACTTACGCAACTTTAACAACAGCAATTAGAGATTATACTGAAGTAAGTTCTACAGTCTTTACACAAGGCTTAATTGATGACTTTATTATGTTATCTGAAAATAGAATTAGTAATGATTTACCTATGGATGCAGATAGATTTGTTCAAGAAGGGACAATGGCAGCTGATGTAAATAATATAAGAGTACCAGCAGGAACTTTATTTGTAAGAGGGGTAGAAGTATTTAATGCAACCAATACCACGGAACAAGGTTTTTGGTTAGAGAAAAGAGATCAAACATTTTTATCTGAGTATGTAGGAAGATTAACAGGACCTGAAGGTTCTGCTACTGCACAAGATGTAACTGGAACTCCTAAATATTATGCTATGTTTGGTGGAGCAACTGGATTAACTGATACTACTTCAGGCTCTATTTACTTAGCACCTACGCCAGATGTTAATTATAATTTTAGAATATACTATAATAAGCTTCCAACAGGTTTATCAGCGGCTAATACAACTACTTATATAAGCAACTATTATCCAGAATTAATTTTAAATGCTGCTTTATCACAAGCATTTTCTTTCTTAAAAGGACCAACAGACATGTTGACATTGTACGAAGGAAAGTATAATAATCAATTACAAAAGATTGCGGGAACGCAATTAGGAAGACGAAGAAGAGATGATTACACTGACGGAACTGTCAGAATTAAAATTGATTCACCGTCACCGTAAACTAGGGGAAAAAAATTATGGCAATAACATCGGCAATATGTAATACATTTAAAACAGAAATTTTAAAAGCAGTTCACAATTTTACTGCATCATCAGGAAACACATTTAACTTAGCATTGTACACAAGTTCAGCTACTTTAAATAAATCTACAACAGCTTATACAACTTCAAATGAAGTTGCGACAGCAACAGGATACACAGCAAAAGGAAAAGCACTTACAAGTATAACACCTGTTTTATCAAGTGATACAGCGGTATGTGATTTTGCTAATGTCTCATGGACTTCTGCTTCATTCACAGCTAGAGGATGTTTAATTTTTAACGATACAGCATCAGGTGATCCGGCGGTTTGTGCAATAGATTTTGGTGGAGATAAAACTGTAACAAGTGGAACTTTTACAATTGAATTTCCAGCAGCTTCTGCAGGAACAGCAATTATCGGTATAGCATAAGGAGTAATTCCTTATGGCTAATACTTGGAACCAAGCCAATACAACCTGGGGACAAAATCAATGGGGCGATCAAGCCAATGTTGATGTAACTCTTACAGCACCTTCACAATTATCAACAACACTTGGCACAGTTATACCTTTCAATGAATTAGGTTGGGGCTCTGATACATATGGAGTTGAGAACTGGGGAGCTTCAGGTCTTGTGGTTCCACTTACTGGACTTTCAGCAACTACAACAGTAGGAACACCAAGCGTTGTTTTCTATCCTGGTTGGGGAACTTTAGATTGGGGAGAAAATGGTTGGGGTAGTGTTGACGCAGCCAAATATACTTTAACAGGACTTTCAGCAACATCAAGTGTGGGTACAATTTTACCTGCAGATGTAATGGGATTAACTGGAGTTTCAGCAACATCTTCAGTTGGTATACTTAGTATTGGACTAGGAATTAATTTAACTGGAGTTTCAGCAACGTCTTCAGTTGGATCAATTATTATTGGAGAAGGAATTCCATTAACAGGACTTTCAGCAACTTCTGCTGTTGGTGCAATTACACCCGCACAAGTTATGGGATTAACAGGACTTTCATTAACAAGTTCTCCTGGAGCTCTAATTGTAAAATCAGATAATACAACTACACTAACTGGAGTTTCAGCAACGTCTGCTATAGGAACACTTATACCGGCTGATGTAATGGGACTAACAGGACTTTCAGCAACGTCAACAGTTGGAGGTATAGTTTTAGATCAACAAACAGTATCTCTTACCGGTCAACAATCCCTTTCTACAGTAGGGGATATTATTATTGGAATAGGAATTCCTTTAACAGGAGTAGCAGCAACATCTACTGTAGGAGCTTTAGTTACAGGAGTTGGATATACTCTATCTGGAGTTTCAGCAACTTCTGCAGTAGGAGCAATTTCTCCGGCTCAAGTTATGGGCTTGACTGGAGTATCAGCAACTGTTAGTGTAGGAAATGTAGTGCCTTTAGGATATGGAGATGTTACAGGAACACAGACTGCTAATTACAGCAACATATCAGCATCACAAAGTGCTAGTTATAGTAATGTAACCGCAGCACAAAGTGCTAGTTATACGGACGTTGATAGTATATAACATCATTGACTTTATAAGTAATATAAATTAAAGATCTAATTAGGAGAACAAAATTAATGGCATCAACATACACTGATCTCGGCCTAGAGTTAATGGCAACTGGCGAAAACGCTGGTACTTGGGGAACAAAAACTAACGCTAACTTAAGTCTTATAGAACAACTTACGGGTGGTGTTCTACAGGTTTCTATTGCCGGTGGTGCGGGAACTACAGCTTTAACAATAGCAGACGGTGCTTTAACAGGTACTGCTCAACAAAGAATTATAGAACTTACTGGTACTATATCAGGAAACAGAATTGTTACTTTTCCATTACTTACAGAAACTTTTTACATTATTAAAAATGGAACTGCAGGATCACACACAGTACAATTAAAAGCTGCATCTGGTTCAGGTGCAACTGTTACTTTTGCAACAGGGAATAAAGGATATAAACTTATTTATCTTGATGGTGTGGCAACTAACACTGGACTTTTTGAAGCGCCTTTAGGGGAAGCAAACGAAGTAACTCTTAATGGAACAGAAACTCTTACAAACAAAACTTTAACAGCACCAAAAATTGGAACTTCAATTTTAGATACTGGCGGAAACGAATTATTTAAACTGACTGCAACAGGTTCAGCAGTAAACGAATTAACTTACAATAATGCTTCAACAGGTAACCCACCTACATTTACAGCAACAGGTGGTGACACTAACATAGGTATTACTTTAGCTCCAAAAGGTTCAGGAGCCGTGAAACTAGATTTACTTACCTTCCCAACTGTAACAGGATCAGCAGATCAAATTTTAACAACTAATGGTTCTGGAGTTTTATCTTTTGTAGATAACTCTGGTGGAACATCATGGGTAGCAGTCAAGACTTCTGGATTTACAGCAGTCGCAGGAGAAGGGTATTTTTGTAACACAACCAGTGCTGCATTTACAATGACTCTACCAGCAGGAACTTTAGGTGATGAAATATCTTTTGTAGATTATGCAGGAACATTTGATTCTAATGCTTTAACTATTGCACCTAATGGATCAGAGAAAATTCAAGGTGTTGCAGCAAGTTTAACAGTTTCAATAGAGAGAGCAGCTAACACTTTGGTCTATACGGATGGAACTCAGGGTTGGTTGTTAAAGAATAAATAATCATGGCTACCTATAAAGAGATCAACGGAACAGCGGTTCAAAATTACGCTGGGGATCTCCCAGGTGCAGTCGATGGTCAACTTTGGTACAACAGTACCGCAACAACTTTTCAATTTCAATACGGAGTGACAGCAGGCGTTTGGTCAACAGGTGGTAATTTAAATACTGCAAGAGATTCTTTAGCAGGATGTGGTGCCACTAATACAGCAGGTTTAGCTTTTGGTGGAAATACTGGACCCGCAGCAGCAGCTGTAACTGAATCTTACAATGGAACTAACTGGACAGAAGTAAACGATTTAAATACGGCAAGACCTGCTTTGACAGGTGCTGGAACAAATACAGCAGCTTTAGCTTTTGGTGGACAACCTGTTACAGCAGTAACAGAATTATGGAATGGAACTAACTGGGCTGAAGTAAATGATTTAGGAACTGCGAGATATTATTTAGCAGGAGCTGGTACTAGCACAGCAGCTTTAGGTTTTGGTGGATATGCTCCAGGTAATTCAGCATTAACAGAATCTTGGAATGGAACAAACTGGACAGAAGTTAATGACTTAAACACTGCAAGATATAATGTATCAGGAGCAGGAACTAACACATCAGCTTTAGCTATTGGTGGTACTCCAGCACCAACAGGAAACACAGAATTATGGAACGGGACTAACTGGACTGTAGTAAATAATTTAAATACTCCTAGACAAGCAGGAGCCGCTGCAGGAGTATCAAATACATCAGCACTTTTTTTTTCAGGATATGACCCTGCAATATCTGCAGGAACAACAAAAACAGAATCTTGGAATGGAACAAATTGGACAGAAACAGGAGATTTAAATACTAACAGAAGATATTTAGGAGGCGCTGGAACTCAAACTTCTGCTTTAGCTTTTGGTGGAGGACCTTCTATAACAGCAGCAACCGAAGAATTTAACACAGGCGTTGCAGTAGGTGCGTGGTCAACGGGCGGATCAGTAAATAATGGAAGAAGATTTGGCGCGGGCACGGGAATAACAACAGCAGCTTTATTTGCTGCTGGAACTCCAGGTAATGTAGCATTTACTGAATTATATGATGGATCTACTTGGACAGAAGTAAATAACGTAAATACTGGAAGAAGATATGCGTCAGCATCTGGAACGCAAACAGCAGCACTTTTATTTGGTGGTGATAATGACCCTAGTCCTGCAGCAGCAATAACAGAAATTTGGAATGGAACAAACTGGACTGAAGTTGCAGATTTAAACACTGGTAGAAGCCAATTAGGAGGTACTGGAACTAACACTGCAGCAATAGCGATTGGTGGAAAAACGCCTCCAGGAGTTTTTAATAATACAGAATTATATAATGGAACTAGTTGGAGTGAAGTAAATAATTTAAATACGGCAAGAGGTTCAAATCCAGGTACGGCAGGTACACAAACTTCAGCTTTATTTTTTGGTGGACCTGATGGTACGCCTTCTTTATATGCAGATGCAGAATCTTGGAATGGAACTAATTGGACTGCCATTTCAGATTTAGGAACTGGAAGATATACTATAGCTGGTGCAGGTTCTAGTAATACAAACGCTTTAGCTTTTGGTGGAGGTCAACCAGGTTCATCAACATTAACAGAATCTTGGAATGGATCTGCTTGGACTGAAACTTCAGATATGACTACTTCTAGATATGGTTCAGGAGCAGCGGGTGCTAGTAATCAATCTGCTATAAATATTAGTGGTTTTACTGGAGGTAGTTCAACAACAAATTCTGAAGAATGGACTGATCCAGGAATTATAACTAAAACAATAACAACATCTTAACAAAGGAGAAAACTATGGCAAAAACATATCAATACTGTGTAGCAGAAAACTGGGGAAAGGGTTTCATTGATCACAATGAATCTTCTAGAATCACGTTTGTCGGCTTACCTGGAAATGTTTGGCAAGTTCCCGCATACAACAAACACGGTAATCTTTGGATTGCTAAAGTTGCAGGATCTGTTAAAACATTATCTGAGGCACAAGCGATTGTTTCGGCTGAGGTCACTGCAAGTCAAACTGCATGGGATGCTTTATCTGATGAAGATAAAAGCAATAGCTCAAGACCGGCTGACATAACATTAGAGGAATAAATTTTAGATGACTACGTACAAAGGCACACACGGTACTAAGATACAGAACTATACTTCGGATCCCGCTAATCCGTTGGTAGGAGAGGTGTGGTTTAATGATACTTCTGATTCTTTAAAAGTAAATGCAGGTGCCTTAGTTGGTGCTTGGGCTACAGGCGGTGATTTAAATACTGCAAGAGGTTATTTAAGAGGTGCTGGAATTTCAACAGCAGCTTTAGCTTTTGGTGGAAGAGCATCTCCTGGTAATACAGGAGTAACAGAAAAATACAATGGAACAAGTTGGACTGAAGTAAATGATTTAAATACCCCAAGAAGGGCTTTAGTAGGTGCTGGAACAACTAATACAGCCGCTTTAGCTTTTGGTGGATCAAGTCCTCCTGGAAAAGATGTAACAGAACTTTGGAATGGTACCAACTGGACTGAAGTTAATGATTTAAATACTGGAAGAACCTATACAGCGGGTTTTGGAACTTCAACAGCAGCTTTAGTTGGGGGTGGTGCTGGTGTAGGTATAACAAACACAGAATTATGGAATGGAACAAACTGGACAGAAGTTAATGATTTAAATTTAAAAAGACGAGGATGGGGAGCCTCTGGAACTACAACTGCAGGTTTAGGTTTTTCTGGTTATTCTGATCCTTCAGTACCTTCAAATTTTGTAAAAAATGTAGAATCTTGGAATGGAACTAATTGGACAGAAGTTAATGATGTAAATACTGAAAGAGGAGGTGGGCCTTTTGGTTGCGGAACTCAAACATCTTCTTTATTCGCAGCTGGAGGTAATCCTGGCAAAGTAGCTTTAACAGAATCTTGGAATGGAACTAACTGGACAGAAGTTGGAGATTTATCAAGTGCAAGAGGTCAAGTTGGCTCAGCTGGAACGGACAATACATCTGGTTTAGTTTTTGGTAGTTCACCATTTCCTTCTCCAATAGCATCAACTGAAGAATGGAGTTTTAGTGGTGGAATTCAAACAATAGACACGGATTAATTATGACAACATACAAAGAAATTAGAGGCACGAATATTGAAGCAGTAGCTTCAGACCCATCGAATCCTGTTGAAGGACAGGTGTGGTATAATACAACAACTAATGTTGTGAAGGGTGTAGTAAATGATCCTGGATCATGGTCTACTGGTGGTGCTTTGAATACGGCTAGATCTTATTTAGGATCTGCTGGAAGTCAAACAGCTGGTTTAGCTTTTGGTGGATCTCCTGGAGTAGCTTTAACAGAAGAATATAATGGAACATCTTGGACTGAAAATAATGATATGAACACTGCAAGAGAAAGATTAGCAGGATGTGGAACACAAACAGCAGCTTTAGCTATTGGAGGAAATATACCAACAGGTGCAGTAGAAATATATAATGGAACAGATTGGTCTAATGTTAATTCTATAAATACAGTAAGATATGGTTTAGCAGCAGCTGGAACTCAAACAGCAGCATTAGCTTTTGGTGGATTCCTTGTTCCACCCAATGCAAAAACAGCTGTAACAGAATTATACAATGGAACTAACTGGACAGAAGTAAACGATTTAAATACTGCAAGAGGAGAATTAGCAGGATGTGGAGCCACTAACACAGCCTCACTTGCTTTTGGTGGAGACGCTGCTCCAAAAGCTCAAACAGAATTATGGAATGGAACAAACTGGACTGAAGTAAATGATTTAAACACTGGAAGAAATAGATTAGCAGGAGCTGGAATTTCAACAGCAGCTTTAGCTTTTGGTGGAGACCCAGCAACAGCTATTACAGAATCTTGGAATGGAACTAATTGGACTGAAGTTAATAATATGGGAACTGCAAGAGCAGAATTAGCAGGGACTGGAACTCAAACAGCAGCTTTAGCTATTGGCGGTGGATCTACTGCAACCGAAGAATTTAACGCAGGACCAGCAACAGTTACTTTTAATGTCTCTTAAACCTTGCAATATCTTTTAAATCTCCTATATTAAATAAAAACATAAAGGAGAAGATATGAAAAAAGACGTTAAAGAAATTATACAACAAGAAGAAACCCATTTAAATAATTTATTAGAACAATCTGACCTAACTGATTTTAAAGGTATGGTAGATGAACTAAGAGACACTTGGACTAAGAAACAAGTATTTAGAACAGAAACTGAAGCAAGGTTTTCTGTACTACAAGATAATAGATACCCAACTAAAGCTTCCAAATATTGGCAATGTGTTAGAGAACAATCATCTTACTTAGATAATTTAATGACACTATCATTTGATTACAGAAGAAACGAAGCAAAAATTAAATGGCTAGATTCTAAAGTAGAATTAGAAAAAGATGAATATAAACAAACTAAATATAAAATAGATTTAGACGAAGCTAGGTTTGGTAAAGCATCTATGGAAAAAACAGCCAAGCATAGAATGAGAGAAATTAAAATGTGGTCTGAGTTAAAGAAAGAATTTAATGATGGATCCTTTAATGATAAAGATGTTAATGCACATCAACTAGAATCTTATGGTATGCAGTATCATGAAAAAGCAAAAACTTTAAATGAAAATTCTAACGACACTGAGATATTTAATGTAATGGGTCAACTACAATCATTACAAAGAATTAAAAAATCAGGTGAACTAGAGAATAAGACAGAGAAGAAAGAACAACTAACTCAACATGGAAAACCAAAGTCGTAAGCTATTTTTTTTAGTAGCACAACCTAGGTCTGGTAATACTTTATTTGCTTCTTTAATGAATCAGAATAAAGATATAGCAGCTACTGCTAACTCTATAACATTAGAGATAATGAAAGATCTACATCTATTAAAAAAAACAGATGTGTTTGAAAACTTTCCTGATCATAGATCATTAGATAATGTACTAGATAAGGTATTTGATAACTACTACCAGCATTGGCCGCAACGTATAATTATTGACCGTGGACCCGTAATGTTAACAGGTAATCTTGAATTAATGCAAAAGCATTTTAAACATAGTTTTAAATGTATAGTATTACTTAGAGATCTAATAGATGTACTTGCTAGTTATATGCAATGGTACACAGAAAACCCTGATGCATTTCCTAATAGATACAATCTAAACACAGATGAAGAAAAATTAAAAATGATTATGAATAAAGATGGTGCTGTTGCAAAAGACTTAAACGCAATTAAAAATTCATATAACTATCAAGATATGTGTCATTATGTAAAGTATGACGACATGGTTACAAATCCCGAACAAGAGTTTAGAAAAATATATGAGTTTATGGATGAGCCTTATTTTAACCATAGGTTTAATAATCTAGATCAAGTCAATGTTAATGGTTTAAGTTATGATGACAAAGTAGTTGGCAGTAATATGCATAAATTATTTGATGGACCGGTTAGAAAAGTGTACAACCCTTACATAGAAAGGATTCCAGAAAGTATAAGAAAGGCTTATGAACACATTAAATTTTAAACCAGTATTTTTAGGTCAATGTATTATTAAATATCAAGTGCCATTAGATATATTTACATCTATTAATAATATCTACGAACAAAATTATAATAGTCTTGCACCTGCTAATGGTCAGTTAGTAGGTAAAATAGAAAAAGAACATTCTTTATTCTACCATGGCGTAGATCAAACAAAGATGAAGAACCATAATTTTTTACCTAAAAATATAACAGATTATTTTATGCAAGTGTTTAATCATTATTTAAATTTTAATGCCATACGAGATTACAAAACTCATTTAAATTCTATATGGGTTAATGAAATGAAACAACATGAGTATAACCCAGCACATGTTCATAGAGGAATGTTACATACAGGACTATCAAGTGTAATGATTTTAAAAGTACCATCTACATATGGTAAAGAATATTCAGCAGAACATGTTCAACAGAATGGTAGACTACAAATATTAGGAGCAGCTAATGGTCAGTTTGCTAAAATAGATTATCAACCTCCTATGGATCTTAGAGATTTTTATGTGTTTCCATATGATATGAGACACTGCGTATATCCATTTAATGGAACAGAAGAGACTAGAAGAACTCTTGCTGCAAACTGTGATGTAGAGTTTGATCCAATTAAAAATAGAGGAGCTAACTAATGGACAAGAAATTTTTAGTTAGAGATGATCACATTGGTATATTTAAAGATTTTATGCCAAACGAATTGATAGATGATTATCTAAATTATTTTAATAAGTGTGAACAACAAGGTGCAGTGTATCCAAGAAAAGAAGATGAAATGTTAGTATCTGATAATGCAATTGATACTATAAGAGATACTAATGTTGCAATGACTTATAACAACAAACCTTTTATAGATTTATTTTTTAAAGAAGTATATCCTCTATATACTAACAAATATTCTTATCTTAAAAAACTTGCCACACACAACATACTAGAAGTTAAAATACAAAAGACTAAAGTTGGTGAAGGTTATCACCATTGGCATTGTGAGAATGCAGAAATGAAAGCTAGAAATAGAATACTAGCTTTTATGATATATCTTAATGATGTAACAGAGGGTGGAGAGACAGAATTTTTATATCAAAAATGTCGTTTTAAACCTGAGAAAAATACATTGTTAGTTTGGCCATCACAATTTACACACATTCATAGAGGTAACCCACCACTATCGAATGACAAATATATAATAACGGGATGGATAGAATACGGATACTAATATGATAACAGAACCCAGATGGAAATCTTTTATAGTTGAGACGACAACACCTATTTTTACACCGGAACAGTGTAATAAAATTATTGCAGCGGGACGTGCAGAGCCTAGAAACGATGCACAAGTTGGAACTGATAAAGGCACTAAGGGTGGAACGATAGATACTAAAACTAGAACCTCACATATTAGTTGGATACCATTTTCTAAAATGACTAACATGTACAAAGACATTGAACGTATAATGAAAACTACCAATGGTAATCATTTTGGTTTTGATGGAATGGAAATAAATGAATTAGCACAATACACAGAATACCCTCAAGGTGGGTTTTATGATTGGCATGTTGATAATGATGTAAACATGCAACATGAACCACCGGTTAGAAAAATATCTATGACACTGTTACTTTCACCTGAATCAGAGTTTGAAGGTGGAGACTTAGAATTAATGAAAGAAGGTAAAATTGCAAAATTAAAACAAGGTCATGCAGTATTCTTTGCATCATTTATAAGACATAGAGTAACACCTGTTATACGTGGACATAGAAATTCACTTGTAATGTGGTTTGGAGGAACACCTTTTAGATAATGTTTAGAGAATTATTATTTCCCACACCTATCTATATTGCAGATATAGAACACCCAACTCTTAATCAAGAATTGGAAAGAGACATTATAGCTTGGTCTAATAGAGATAAAGGAATGGTAAGAACTAATGTTAAAGGTTGGCATTCACCTACTAACATGGCTGAGTTACCTGAGTATGCAAAACTTGTTGATATGTTATATGCTTCACAAAAAACTATTTATGATCAAGAACATTTAAGATCAGAACCTTACTTAGGTAATATGTGGGCCAACATCAATCCACCAGGAGGAATGAATAGGGCACATCAACATCCTAATTCTTTATGGTCGGGTGTGTATTATATCAAAGCTCCTAAAAACTCTGGTAATTTAAAAATAGATGACCCAAGATCCGTTGCTTGTATGTCTAGACCACAACAAAAAGAAGGAAAGTTACCTGATAGATTATTAAGAGAAACAGATTATGAACCAAAAGCAGGACGTTTAATTATGTTTCCTGCATGGTTAATGCATTGTGTTGACCCTAATGAATCTAATGATATAAGAATATCTGTGTCATTTAATTTTTTACAGAAAGGAATGTTTGTATAATGTTTAATAAATATCAAGTAATTAAGAAAGCTGTATCATATGATTTAGCTAATTTTATTTTTAACTACTTCTTACTTAAAAGAGAAGCAGTTGATTTTATGTATAAAAATAACATACATGCACAGTCTCCAATACTTGGTACATGGGGAGATCAACAAATACCAAACACCTACTCTTGTTATAGTGATTTTGTAATGGAAACCATGTTGATGAAAGTATTACCTATAATGCAGCAAGAAACAGGATTGAATCTTGTTCCAACTTACTCCTACGCAAGGGTATATAAAAAAGGAGACACACTTCATAGACACAAAGACAGACCAAGTTGTGAGATATCTACTACGATAAACTTGGGTGGTGAGCCGTGGCCAATATTTATAGATGGCACAGGGGCTAATAATGTCTTGAATGAAAGACAAAATTTAGTTAAACCCGGTGCTCCCGAGGGTACTAAAGTCTTGCTTGAAGTAGGAGATATGTTAGTATATAGTGGCTGTGAACTTGAACATTGGCGTGAGCCTTTCGAAGGGAACATTTGCGGTCAAGTATTTCTACATTATAATCATGTGAATGGCCCATTTGCTGAGAAAAACAAATTTGATGGGCGAGCTATGTTAGGTCTTCCTTCTAAATAAGGATTTTATTTTATGTTAGGATTTTCATCGTTTGCGGAGTTACCCTTTGCTACCTCGTCTGATTCAGATGGAGCAGTAACAATTAGTGTTACAGGTAATGCCTTACAAATTAGTATTGGTAATATAGGTATTACAGCTGATTCAATTGTTGAAATTGCAAATCCCAATAGATTAACTTTAGGTGCTGGAACTGTAACAATTATAGCAGATGCTAACCTTTCTGTTACAGGAAATGCTACTACATTAAGTGTTGGAACTGCAATAGCTTTTACAAACATTATAATACCTGTAACTGGAAATGCATTGACCTTATCAACTGGAAGTGTTACAGTAACTGGAACAGCGTTAATAAATCCTGTAGGATCTCAATTGGTTGTAGGTTCTGGAGAATTAGGTGTTATTACTTGGAATGATATTGTTCCTGGTGTAGACATGACTTGGACAGAAATAGAACCTTACTAATATGGCATCAACTTATTCAAACGATTTAAAATTAGAACTTGTAGCAACTGGTGAAAAAGCTGGTCTATGGGGCTCTATTACTAATACTAACTTACAAATTTTACAACAAGCAGCTTCAGGTTTTTTATCTTTAGCCATGACTGGTAATGCAGATATTACCGTCCCTCTAACAGATGGTGCAGTATCTAATGGTAAAAATTTATACTTTAAACTAACTGGTACTTTGGCTCGTAATCAAACTTTAATTATGCCTGCCGGTTCTGAAAGAGTTTTTATAATAGAAGACGCAACAGATAGAACTACAGCAAACAAATTTACTTTAAGTGTTAAGACAGCAGGGGGAACAGCAATACCCGTTCCAATAGCAGCAGTAATGCTTCTTAAATCAGACGGCACTAATACAACTAAAGCTATTACACAAAAAGGATACTTTACTATTCTTTCTTCTGC